ATTGAATACCATCGGCATTTCGATACATTTCAGAGTAATACACCTTTGAGATGCCAGCATCTACAATTCGAGGCGCGCATATAATGCAGGGAGCAGTAGTGACAAACATTGTACTACCTTCCGCAGATTCTGTCGATCTTGACAGTTTACGAAGAGCGTTATCTTCAGCATGTATTACGGTTGGTTTAGTATAACCACTGTCGTCTTCACAACAGTTGTTGTCTCCAGCAGGAGTACCATTATACCCTATTGCAATAGGGGTGTCATTCTTAACAATGACGCAGCCCACTCTTCTTCGTTGACAATGCGATAAATCAGCGTAGACGTATGCTGATTTTAAATGTGCTTGTTTATATTTTTCTTTCATTCTGTGGGTAAAGTTTATTTATTTGTTATAGTTGTAACGCGTCATTTTATTGAAATGAACCACGGAAGTCAACGGGTTTAACCACATGAACCATTTCATTTTTATTGGGGAGTAAATACTAGCATGACAACACACGAAATTGGTGCATTAATGGAGTATCTTGAATTTCATTTAGTGTCGCTTTGCGAACGAATGGAACCTCATATTGGCCCTGAGCTAACTAATGAGCTATATCAAAACGCTTTTGATATCCTTGTCGATATAGAAGACTCAATTAATACAGTCCCACACAAAAATCAACACGAGACCCGTTGACTTTCCCTTCACAAAAGGGTATTATATACGGACACTGATTTCAGTGTTGGTGTCGCAAACTGCGACGGTCTATAATAATTAATGTGGAGTTTTCACAACTATGGCTGATGCCAAATCAAAAGAAACTATCAACACCACCGACGTGGTAGCATATCTCAATCGCGCGTTCTCTCGCGCTTCTAGCAAGGTTGGCGAGAAGTTTGGCCGAATGGCTACTCGGACTTGCCCCAAGAAGGGTAAATGCGAAACTACCCCTCTTTATGACTATCAGGTAGAGTTTAGCTATCTGATCGACAACATTCAACGATCACCGAACTACATCGTTCCTAAGTACATTCAGGAAGCAAATGCCCTGATTGCCTCTATGGAAACTGCGGCCGCTGAAGCGAAGGCGTAATCCCCAATAGCGTCGGGATGCAATGTCCCGACGCTACTCGCGCATAAATATCACCATGCGCGTTAACGACTTACTAACAACTCCCCAGGCTGAAACTTACTCGATCCTACGAACGAGATGCTCTACTTTTATTCAAGAGTCTCAAGGACGACCTCTAATTAAGAACCTATCAACTTCTTATTCCGATCTGCATCGTGTGAAGGTGAGAAAGAGAAAGGCTGATGATAGCTTCACAGAAGCATTCAATGAAGCGTTTGTAGAAGAGCATTTTGAACTGCGCCAGCGTGCCATATTTGCTAATGGTTCCCTTTCATTTCAAACAAGTATAGATCCTTTACAAGAAGCATTCTACATTTTCCCTGTAGATGGGTACAAATATATGTACAGCAAAGAAGTAGAACATTCTGGTAGCGAATATCGTGATGTGTTCGAAGCTGTGTTCGCTCAATTGGGAGACACAAAAACGAATGACGTCTTGACTGACTTGTTGCGCTTTTCATACACATCAAACAATTTAGTTGAAGGAATTGATCACGGAGCAGAAATCATCCTATATGGTATTCCTTATTACTATGCAGTTAGATCAGCTACCTACAATTCTTATAATGATCTGTTGTCAGCCATAACTGAAAAGTAATATAATCGCTGGTCGTATGAAAATAACAAAAACAGAAGCATTTAAGTGGTTCGGAAATTTAACGGCCTATATTAGCGCCATCTTAGTATCCTTCTCTGTACACCTAGCGAATGATCCACTTACATTTATTGGCTTTTTGATAAGCCACGTTATTTGGAGTGTGATTGCACTGCGTATGCGGGAATGGGCACTATTTGGGCTAAACTTTTGCTTCATACCTATCGATATCTACGCGATATGGATCAGACTATAAATACAAAGATAATAAGGAATTGAAATGAAAGCTGTTGAAGAAGGTGACATCGTACTCTATAAATTGACCACCACTGAAGAAATCATCGCCAAAGTTGTTGAGCTGGGTGACGATTATGTGGTTCTTAACCGTCCTCGTGTGTTAGCACCAATGGAAGCCCAAAACGGAAAAATTGGTCTTGTAATGATCCCATGGATGATGGGTGGACAAGATCCTGATTCTGGTTTTGAGTCAGATGTTGTTGTCAGTAATATAACTGTGGCTGGTCGAGTTTTTGATGCACCCAAGTCATTAATTGACATGTATGTTCAAAAAACTTCTGGCATTCAGCTAGTTACAGGATAATTTATGGCCATAGTGGTATACAAGTGTGACGTTTGTAAACGTGAGATAGAACTCCAACGCAATATTACTGGGTTGGAGCGTGTTAACCGTTGTACCGTCACACTTGGATGCCGTGGCAAATTATACCAGACCAAAAATCTACCAGATTACATTCGTGGCAACATGCCCGATGAAGTCTCTGGATTAGATGATTGGCAACCTCGTCGAGTTCTATACAATCACACTCAAACAATTGCTCGTGATACTTGGACTATCGAACATGATCTCGGGACCAACCCCTCCATCTCCGTTTTTGTTAAACGACCACTAGAGAACGATCTAGAACACCAAGAAGAGATTACACCAACTGATGTTGTAATCGTTGATAAAAATACTCTAACACTGGTATTCGATCGGGCATGGTCTGGTGTTGCTCAATTGGTAGCTAGACAAACAGATCCAGACCTATTACATCCTGTTACTACGACTGCTGCAGTTGAAACTGTGGCATATCAACGTCTGACCAATAGTGGCGAGATTACCATTGCAACAACTGTTGCTTTGGGAGATCCAGAGGGAAATGTTTACATCGATGCAACGTTTACAAATACGATTGGTGTTCAGTATACTAAAACCTTTACTGTTGATAGCTACCCTTCAATTGACTCTCCTTGGTCAGATGTTGGGCGCGTAGTTGTTAAAGGTAAAGTATATAAGGTTAGAAGTTTTAACTTAATCATTCCTGAAATTATTGGTGGGGAAGTTGTATCAGGTTCAACTATCAAGCTCACAAATATCTCATTTAGTGGTTCGCCTGGAGGCTCACAACCAATTGCAGCAGGACAAGTCTTACTGCTTCTTGCTAGTGATCCATATACCACATTCGATAAAATAACAAACAAATTCATTGATGTAGCAGATACTACTGACATTAGTATTTTCTACGATGCACCAGAATTCTATTCAACGACTGACGTAATCCAAAACACATATCCGACCATACGTTCTGTGTAATTCGCACTCGTTGAAAACACAATTTTAATAGTGGATCATTGGTCCACTATATCATAACATAATAAGAACAATATGGATATCAAAAAACAAAAACTATTAGTTGAATATCTCTTATCCTCTACAGACACATTCGCTTTGTGTCAAAGTATTGTTCGAGCTGACTACTTTGATCCAGAATTGCGATCATCTGTTAAGTTCATTAAAGAATACTTTGAAAATTATCACACCACACCTGATGTGGATCAAGTTGAAGCTGAGACTGGCTTCGAATTCAAACCAAGAAAGATTGACAGAGACCAAGTTAGCTATTGCGCTGACGAGATTGAGGTTTTCTGTAAAGAGAGAGCAATTGAAAAAGCTATTTTGGCTGCTCCCGAGTTCTTAAAGAAAGGGGACTACGGTAAGATTGAAACGCTGATTCGTGACGCTATTACAGTTTCTCTTCATCGCAATCTTGGTCTTCGTTACTTTGATGACGTTGAAGCTCGTCTCGAACGAATGAGTGTTGAGAACGTGACAGAAGGAACGGGATGGACCGAAGTTGACGATTTGCTATTTGGTGGCATTTCACGAAAAGAAATTCTACTGGTCTCTGCAAACTCAGGTGGTGGTAAATCTATCACTCTTGCAAACCTTGCATTCAATTTTGCGAACAAAGGTAAGAACGTTCTCTACATTTCTCTAGAACTTTCCGAGGATGTTGTGGCACAACGTTTCGACACAATGTACACTGGTGTCAGTAGACGTGTATGGAAAGAACATAAATCTGAGATTATTACTGGTCTCGCTTCAGTGAGAGGTGACAATGGCGTCATCGATATTATTCAGATGCCATCAGGAACATCTGCTAATGATATTAGAGCATATTTGAAAGAGTACTACTTACATTACAACATGATGCCTGATCTTCTTGTTGTGGACTACTTGGACAATATGAGACCAAACGAACATGTATCAGCAGACAATGTCTGGGAAAAAGATAAGCGTTGTTCCGAACAGCTTCGTCAGATCGCTGTTGATTACAACATGTTCTGTGCAACTGCTTCACAGCTTAATCGTAGTGCAGTTGGTGCAACACATCACGATCATAGTCAGATTGCTGGTGGTATCAGTAAGATCAACGTTGCTGACGTGTATTGGTCTATCATTATGACAGATACCATGAGAGCTGCTGGTGAGATGACATTTGTACTACAGAAGACTCGTAATAGTGATGGTGTAGGTAATGTTATCTATCTCAAGTGGGATAGTAAACATCTACGCATCTTAGATAAGGATGGTGGTAAACCTAGTATGGAGTTCGTTAAGAAATCTCAGGATATCATCGATGAAAAACCATCTGGTGGTGGGTTAATGGATCTTTTCGGGGAGTTATGACCGCTATCACCCCGTTGTTTTTCAATATAAATAAATTGTATAATACGTAAATCATAGGAGATATAAATGCCAAAGGTACAAGAAATTAAGATCATCAACGTTGATAACGTTGAATATGCAGTTGACGCAATGTCTGATACCTGCAAACAGTTGGTTGCAATCTTTAACGAGTGGAACCAGAAAGAGTCTGATGCTAAGGGTGAACTGGCTTTAGTGCAGGCTGCTAAGGAAACTCTGTCCCGACAGATCATCAACCAAATCCGCAACGAACAAGCTGAGGCACAGGCTGCGAGTGAAGCTCCTGCTGCTGAAGGTACTGTCGTTGATCAAACCACTGCTGGAGAGTAATAATTGAAAGAGCTAGAACTGACCCATATTACGTACAGGAAAGATGACGGAACAACCACGGATCGGTTCATTATACCAACAAAGATGCCAAATGCAAACATTAAGGCATTCGATGTTACATCTCTTTCAGAAGAAGATCGTTCACGAATGAGCAAGCTGTATTCTGAATACCGTGAGTATGTAGATACAGCTTTAGCTTCTCTTTTTAAGTTCGAAGACTGGGTTGAACACACCCAGAACGAAAAGGTAGAAGTTACTTGGCGGACATTCAAGGATGAACAAACAGCAGAAGTAATCGACTAAAAAGAACCCCGCGAAAGCGGGGTTACCTTTCTCAAGGAGACTTATGAGTATACCACATTTACATTCACTACCACCAGAAGAATTCATCCACGCCGTTCGAAATTTATGTAGTTACACTATCACCGAAAAGTTAGATGGTGCTAATCTAGCTTTTGGTTTTACAAAGGATGGTGAATTCTACACGAGCCGTGAATCTAAAAATGGTGAACGTATCTTCTCAGCTAAGAGCTATAAACATACGGCTGCCAACAATGGGTTTCGTAGTGCACATGCTGCTCTCCAATCAATTGAACACCTCATCCAACCTATAGTTGGAAACGGTAATGCTATTGAGATTGAGATTTTATATGGACAACAACCTAACGCAATTAAGT